TCCTTCTAAAATCCGTAGTGCCAGAGTTCTTTCGTGAGTTGCATGGGCCACATAACGGTTGAATATTGCTGATGTTGCTTGATCCGCCCTTAGAGATCGGGATCACATGATCTGCTGTAAGTTTTCTTTTCTTACCACAGTCTAGACAACGATAGTTATACTTCTTACAAAGGTCATCCCATTCTTTTGCTGTGAAAGAGCCTCCTGCGCCTGTTTGCTTAGCTCTTCTGTTCTGCTTATACGCCTTATGTTGATTAGTATGGGTCTTTTTGTATTCTTTGATTTCTTTGCTATGGGTTTGACGGTACTTTTCTTTGTATTCTCTGCAGTATTCTTTATTCTCTTCAAACCACCTATCAACAGAGGTCTTAACTTTGTCTGGGTTTTCTTTTCTAAACCTTGCTGAGGCTGCTTTGAACTTCTCTGGGTTTCTTTTATATGCTCTAGCTGCACGTTTTCTAGCCAATTTTCGAGCGTGGTCAGGATCTCTAGCTATCCAAGCAGCATTATTTGCCCTGAGTTGTTCCCTGTTTTCTTCACGGTACTTCTTCAGATATTTCCTGCGTTCTTCTGGATCTTTGTGTGGCATAACTCCTCCTAGAAATTGCTCAGACGGCCCATTTCTAGGATAGACCGTCCAAGACTGCCCGAGGTAATTAGTCTCGGGAAACACGAAAAGCCCCCAACGCTGTTCACGTTGGGAGCCTTGTGAGAACAAGAAGCTGGCAAACAACCTCAGCGGCCTAGGATTTCAAGTCCCACCCACTCTTCGCCGCTTGTCCTCAAAATAACATGGCACCCTCCGAAGCCCTGATTTTCATGGGACTCAGAACCATTACACGGCAGGTTCCTTTGGATGCCAAGGTCTACTACGGAAATTTGCGCGGGCTTTCTGAGAAACCCGCGACTTGTGTTACTTTTGCTCTGTTGGGATAGTGCTCTTCGGTGCGGCTGCAACCGGAGACACCTTAACTTTAGGCGCAAACTGTTCATCTTCCGTGGCTTCGTACGCCTGTGCCCTAGTAACAGCACCCGATTTGACAGCCCTGACCCAATCACGTACACAGAGACCGCCCTCTTCCGTGCGATGAAATGCAATGCCAGACTTAATCTTCTGCCCACACAATTCGCAGTCTTCCAAGCGTGCCATGGCTGTGTGCCATTTGAATTGTGTTCCAAAAACCTTGGACAAATACTCAGCTGCCGTGTGATGTTCTGGCGTGAGTGTGTCGGGCAAATCTTTGGGGCTAGAAGCCTCAACCGTGTTGGCCTTTTCCGTAAGCGTCTTATAATACTTTTCCATACGTGCAATTGCGGAAGAGATTTCTGCATCCGTAGGAACTTCATTGAGAGACCAAAACACACCCTTGGCTCCAAGATCGTTGCCGACGTTTGAGCGGCTGGTAATAATGGCATCTTGGTCTTCCGGCCTGTTACCCAGATTGTCTGGGTTAATGATGTCCATCACAAATCTACGACAGTCCATAGGAGCAATTGTGACTTCATTGGAATCAACGTTGCTCTGAGGAGTAAGAAGCGGCTGCGGAAAACGTGCACAAGTAGCATACTTCTGTTTGGGGGATTTGCCTACCAATTTCATCGTACTAATAATGGGGGGACGGGAAACGTCATAAGTTCCTTCAGAAACAGTGTGAATATACACCCAATAATCAGGTGCCCTATTCATCAGGTACTGGTTTCCGTTAAAGTTAAATTCTGAATTATTGGCTCGGCTCATGCCGTCGCTGAGTCCCGGGTTATGCCGAGGTGTAGATAAAGTTGCGTCCATATTTTGAGTCTCCTTGAGTCTAAATTTTTCTTACTTTCCTGTTTTCTCGTATCTGAGCCTTCTTCTTTGTCTGCTTCTCTCAGCGTTTTCTAAGTCATACTGAGTTTTGTAGCAAGATGAGCATAAACCTTTAGCTCTATGTTTTCTATTAGGGTGACAAATCGCCATTTTTGTAGGTCCGTGTACTTTTGGGGTTACAGCCCATCGTGCCTTTGTAGATGCTACCCTTTTATCCCTTTGTTCCTGTGATTGTGTTTTTCCTAGATGAGATAATCTTAGATTTTCTCTATGTTCTTCTGAGATGATTTTTCCCATCAATCCCTTACTGATTTTCTCAGCATGTTCTTTGGTTTTCTTTTTTCCTCTTAGAGCATCACCTATATTTTTCTTGTTCTCTTCTGAAAGCTTTTTGCCTAAGTGTGATGCTCTCATTCTTTCTCTAACTTCTAATGCAGGAGTTCCACCTTCTCCTCCAGAGGTAAGGTTATACCCATTGGGCACTTCCGAGTTAAGCGCGTAAATAAAAGCTATCTCTGCTAAATTTAACTCTTCCTCGGATTCGCAGGTATGCAAAATCTCTATTGTAAAAGCTTCTTTTCCATACTTACGAATAGCTTTGCAGATTGTGGTATTAAAACCTCGTTTGGCAGCACTCAAGTGCTTCTTCCATCTTTGGGTCTCATTTTCACGAGTCTGCCCTACATAAACTCTATCATTCACGGTGTTAGTAATTTTGTAAATGATCATATAGTGGGGTCACTTTGGTGGGAACTTAAACCTCTTCCAAGAAACTTAGCATTGGTAATCATCCGATTCCAATTGCGGGTTAAGTTTTCTACACGTTTATCTAAGAAATGGGTTCTGCATCCCTGCCGAGCATAGGATACTGGTCCTTTAAAGGCTACGGAAGAGCTTCTCATGGCGTCTTCAATCATAGCTGTGTCTGCGGCATCCTCTTTTTCTTTGATGCCCTTAAGTGCCGCTTGAGTCTTTTCCCAAGAAATGTTCCTAGCCTCCATGATGATTGGTACTACCGTGTCCAGAATAAAAGAATTCAGAGGCATGCTCTCAATTCTCATTTTTCCTGAGGACATGTCCCGCCAACACATGTTATACAGCATGCGATAGCGTCCGGCATATGGATATTCACCGAGATTCTGAAGCCCAGTGTCTTCATCTATGTTTCCTACATAGAACGATTCTGGACTGCCGTATACTACAGCGTCCTCCCACTGCATCAACATCCAACTTGGGGTGCCCCCGCCAACAAGCAAATCACGGTAGCCTTTGAAACTGGGCTCGTCAGGGTTGTCCCACAATCCGCCAGACCTATATAAACACTCTGGTTGTCCTCCCTGCGCCCACCTTACTATGAAGTTTGGCTGATCGTATTTGTTCCTGCCTCCCACCTCGGTGAGTCTATCTTGGAATTCCTGAGGGCACTCGTATAGTTGGTGAGAATCACGCGGGTTGCTCACTGGGAGCCTCCGCATCTTTCAATTTAGCACGCGCCTCAGCCAACTGCAGCTTCTTGGCTTCCACGTAGATATCTATATCTTCTCTACTGGTAACTCCAAGCTTCCTCTCCAAAATGTAGGAGATAAGCAGTGCAGCAGTATCGGCCATACCTGTGAGTTCTGAGTCATTAGCAGCCAATTTATTAATAGCCTTCTGCATCTCGCGTCGAGTCGGTGGTTCATCCCAAAACTTATCATACGGTTGCTGCAGGAGACTAGAGTCGAACATTAGGAACCTCCACAGTTCTCACATCCTGCACGCGAACTAAACGAAGTCCTTGCTGATCATCCACGTAGTTTACACCGATGTTGTCACAGAGTGCCTCAGCCTTCTTCCTATCCATGGGGAAGACTTCGGAGTTGTAATCGCCAAAGACTACTTTGAATCCCGGCTTGATTAGCTCTTCCATGGGAACTCTTAGGCCCCCTAGGACTACAAAGCCACCCGCAGCCAGTACTATACCTACGTTGCTATGCTGGCGATACTTTGCGGCTGTGATTAGTCCAGACTTCTTGTTGCGTGTTGAGCCATCCTCTAGCAATTCCGTGTCCGGGTCGTCTGAGATACGCATCACTAGGATGCGGTCAAGAATGGGCCGCGCTGTTCCGTAGGTTACATCTGGGAATTTCTTAACAGCTAACGCAACAGGCTTGGCTGGGGTCAATGGCTCTGACAGGTAGTTGTGCCGATGATCCGTGACTTCAAAATCTACGTCGAGCTTCTTCTGGAGATCTGTTGGTGTCAGATCTGGCAGGTGGTTGCCCTCCATACGCAGTGCCGAGTATTCATCGTAGTCAGCCTGAGATATTCCATACTTGTTCATGACCTCTTCTACATCCATGTAGATGAAATCGTTTTCAAAATCTGTGATACCGCTGCTCGCCCCTGCGAACTGAGCCGTGGGGCAACCTCGGGCTAGTACATCTCCCCCGTTATTCATTTCTGAGTCTCCTTCTGAGTTAAGGGTTTGCT